CGTTGTGACTTCATCGATGGCACGCTGAACCTGCGTCTGGGCCAACTGCACCCGAGCAGCCTCGCCCTGAATGATGCGCTCGGCCATCTGCTTGCCGACGCCAGCCTTCTCCATTGCTTCAATGTGGTGCGGGGCAATCTTCCCGTCGGCCAGATAGGACGTGGTGATGTCCTCTAACTTGACGCCCGCACGTTCCGCGAGCGCCTCGGGACTATCGACCTTGCGTTGTCCGATGAGCTTCTGGGCCTCGGCGTAAGCCTGCTCAAGAGCCTCTGGATTGTCGAACTTGCCAGCCCATTTCTTGGGCGTGATCTGCGGATTGGTATCCGTTGGCGGTGTAGGTGCCGCCGCCTTTGGCTCGCTTGGAATATGAGCGGGCGCGATGGCCGGCTCTGGACTAGAGGCTGATGCCGTTTCAGGCGGCGGCGTTTCCGGTTCCTGCATTGCTTGTCTCCTGCGGGGAAAGTTCGTTTGTCATCACATCTCCGCCGACTTGGATGAGCTTCTTCTGAGCCTCCATTTCGACGGCTTGCTGCATGGCCGCTGACGCTTCGGCAGCAACCTGGTCGTTCGTCTTGATAAGGCCGGGCTCAAAGATGCCGCTCTGCCTCAGCAACGTGTCGAACAGCACCCCAAGGTCAATTCGCTTGGTCATCTCCTGGCCGAACTGTGCAACCGTTGCAACCAACTGAAGCAGCTTGGCCTTATCTGCCTCGCGACTGAGTGCAGCGATGCCAGTGACGGCTTCAATATCCATGCTGTTGCGGGGCAGGGACGGGATCAGAGCATCGCGCTGCATCTGGTAAAGCAGGCGCTCAACGAGTGGCACCTGTTGGGCGTCTGCAATGGGGGCATAGACACCGCCCAGTGCGCCTTCGAGCTCGCTGGCAATCCGCTGGATCTGGAATGCAGTCACGCGCTCGCCCTTTGGAGCGGCGTCTGCCTCCATGAGCATGGCGACGGCCAGGTCTCGTCGCTTCTCGACTGCGGTCTGGTACACGACCTGGAAGTCACTGCTCTTGTTCACGCTGAGGAACGCGATGTCCTGAACCGCACCTGCCGCCACTCGGGCCTCAATGACCTCGCCGCTGGGCTTCGCCAGGTCGCTGGCACGAACCTGCGAGTTGTAGTCGATGCACGGCACGAACTTTGAGCACATGCCAGCGAAATCAAGCAGGCGCTCATGCAGCTCGTTCAGGGTACGCACGTCGCCAAGGTTGGACTCGATGAAGCCGCGACCATAGTCCTCGCCGGGGGCAAGCTCGAACGGCGTGCTCATGTACGGCGTGACGGGCTCCTCGCTCGTCCTGATGATCTTCTTGTTGATCTCTTGCTCCACCAGCCACACGCGCGAATACGGCTGCCACGCGCAACGGGTGTACAGATCGACGCCGCGCTCGTCGTAGCTTCGTTCAATGTCATCCGCGCCAATGTCTGCGATGGACATGATTTCTGGCGGCAGGATTGCGGGGTCGATCTTCTCGCTGACGATGTGAAACTTCACGTCCTGTGACGAATCGCGGCAAGTGACGTACTGGTCTCGACGGAAGACGCGAAGCCGGTAGTCGTCCGTGAATTGCTCAAGCACGTCGCCAGTCACCAGAATCTGCGTGATTGCCTGGCGCTTGCGACTGCGGAAGCCGGTGCGACGGCGATTGCTGCCAGCGCCCATGTCCGCTGATTCAAGGCGCGCCATCATCAGGAGCTCCTGAATCGACAGCGCCTGCGTGAACGCCTGAACCTGCTTGGTATCGACGTTCTGGCTGAACCGGATGTGACTGGCTGGAAGCAGTCTGAAAAACGAAGTCCCTGGCGGGTACAGCGCCATCAGCAGTCGGCCTTCGAGGTTAGATATGCCTCGGCTTGGGATGCTGGTGAACGTCTCGGGCATCTTGTTGCCCTCAACCTGTCCGATCTCGGGCAGGATCCACGGCCTTGTCAGAGCCGCGCACTGGCGCGCACGTTCAAGGATGTTGAACCTTTTCGCATCCTCGCGCATGAACATGCTGTGGATGGAGGCAGTTTCGGACATCAGCGGAATCCTCCAATGGAGATGCCAACGCCGGTCTCCGGAGTACCAAATCGACCCACCAGCGGACGCTTTGCATCACGCAACGCGCTCGCCGAACCAGCCACGCCCTGATTGAACTGCGATGCAATGCTCTTCAGCCTGTCAGCCGCCGCCGCGTTCACGCCAGCAACCTGATTCTTGGTATCAGCCATTTGCTGTTGCAGGGCGGTTCGTTCCTGCTCGGACATGGGATTTGTGATCCCGGCGTTCGCGGTCGAATCCCAAGTCTGCTTGAGCGGCATGAGCCGATTCAATTCATCGACCTCGCGGCCTCCCAGCTTCATTGCATACGGTTCCAGCTTTGCTGGATCTGCGGCAGTTGCCCGAAGATCGAGCACCTGCTGGTACATCGGATGCTTCGTTGGATCAAGGGGCCGTAAGTAGTTGCCCAAAGTCATTCCAACACGCGGTATCCGTGCCAGGATGGCCTTGGCCTGTTGTTCAATCTTTGCGGCGGCCGACTTCATCATGTCAGTGCGATATCGGCTGATTGTCGCGTCATAGGGCGAAACCTGATACGAGCGCCTAGACGGATCGTTCAAGGCGCTGTTTTGTGATGCAGCGACCGAATTGAGACGCTCGATTTCCTGATCGACTGTTCGACCGCCCGGTATCTGCAAAGCCGCAAGTGCAGCGGATTGCAAGCTTGAACCTTCGGTGCTGTCAATGTACGAGCGATAGTTGTTGCTCGATATTTGATCGACGTTTGCGAACGTCTTGATCTGCGGAGCCCTGACTCGGACTGTCCTAAGTGCCATACGGGATACGGAGACCTGGAGCTCCGGCCATCGCTGGATTGATCGTTGGAGATTGGTCCTCAGTGCTCGGCATTGCGATGGTCAAGGTGCTGCGACTGACGTCTGGTCCGTTTGGATCAAGAGCAGCCAGTTCTTCAGGCGTCGGATCGGTATCTGTGACAGGATTCTTTTCGATGTAATCAGCCAGCGACTTGTAGTACGTCGCCTGATTCTCGAACATCGTCGCGTCATTCATTGCCTGCATGTAACCGGCCGGGTACGCCGTGCGAGTTCTAGTGGTTTTCTTGCCAAACATCGACCCGAAGAACGTGTGGTGAGGTTCGGTGTATGTCTCCTGGAACGGGACATATCGCTTGCGTAGGTCGGCAGCGGACTGCGTCAGACCTGCGGAGACGCTGCGGTAGAAGTCTGGCGACAGCATCTTGTCGCGCGTCAGATCCGGCATTTGGAATCCACTCACTGGATGTGACCCTCCTTGCGAGCCAGCACGATCAGCGATTCAACCACACTGCGCTGTCCAGCCGCGAAGTTCAAGGGCTGCACATCGCCAGCCGAGATTGGGCCGGATACCACGACGTTTGGAATGGCCCGGTCAAGCTCCTCGATCAACTGGAGAACGGTTCCGGGCAGCCTCTCTGGGTATCCGTTAGAACGATTGGGTGATGCGTTCATTATCACATGGAGCGGTCACGCGAAGAAGTACTCGCTGTCGAGCACCTTCGATACATCGAGCGTTCCGTGTGCGGGGCTCTCAGGAAGTTCGACCCCGTACCGAGACATCCACTGAGACCGCAATCGAGCAACCTGATCGACCTGGTGCAATGAAACGAATGTTTCCCGCAGCTTGCGACTGAGAAGCGGCGCTTGCTCAACGTGCGACCAGAACGAGTCATGCACGGCCGCGAAGTCGTGACCATCTCCGATCATCGCTGTTGCCGTCATCATCATGTGGCACGCATCGAGCGAGTGGATGAAGTTCGGCGAGATGCCGTTGACGTTCCATGCGACCTGCTGCTTGTCATCCTCCATCGGCACACCCATGCGAATCTCCCACTTGCCGACGTCGCAACTGATCTGCAAGTTGCGGATGTTCCAGTATGGTTGCATCACCGGAAACCCCATCGGACTTGTCCAGTCAATAGGCGTGCTTGGGTGCTTCTTGAGAATGAGGCGCACCGCGTCCTTCAGCCAGAGCATGATGTCCCTTGCTCCACGCGATTGGTCGCCAATGGACTCCAGGACAACCTTGGATAGCCAATGGGCGTGCAGTCCAGCCTTGCCCTTCTCAATGCCCTTCTCGATCAGGCGGGGCTCAAGCTGGTCCCGGACGCCGGCGCGAGTTACCCCGTAGGGCACAGTCATCACCGGCTGCTTGACCACCTTTCGGTCGATCAGCGGTGCCAGCGTGCGTGCAATCGGATCTCCGGCCGCCGCGAGCTCCTCGACCTTGGCCTTCGCAACGGCAGCCACCGCCGCGTAGATATCCGACGGCCGATCACCCGGAATCAGGTTCACGGCAGATCCGCCGACGATGTCGCGACCGAGCGCAGCCAGGTGCTGATACCCGTTGCATGATCCATCCTGATGCACTGGCAAGCGCGCTGCTGCCCTGCCATCACACAGCGCACGGCAGGCGGCTAAGAACTGAAACGGGTTCTCAGCACCCATCCAGCCGTCATGCACAAACGGGTTAGACGAGAAGCTCTCGATGTCACGATACTGCGATTCGACCCATGCAATCCGCTCACTAAACGGCACCTTGTCCTTGCCCCAGCAGTTGGCTGCATGAATCTTCAGCCACCTGTCGTTTCGCACAGGCACAGCCTTCGCGAATCGCAGCATGGCCCGTCGAGGGTCTTCTCCGATGTGCGACAGGTGCAGCGGCACGGGATACACCCTGCCTCGGAAGTCAAGCTGGTGTGGGAACCAGATGGCCGACTCTTTCTCCAGAAGATCCGCTGTCGCTAGCGCCAGCAATAGGTCGTTGCGGCTACTGAACGCCTTCTTGTTCGCCTCATGGATGTTCGCCGCCTGCCGACGCCATACCTTCAGATCGTCAGGGTTCGTGGGCCTTGGCGTCAGCTCGATGGGGTTCGACCTTGGCAACCCAGCAACGCCACCGCCTTGCTCGAGCAAAGTACTCACAACGCTTTTGATGAACGGATCGACTTGCCAGGCAACGCTGGAAATGTGATTGAGGGAGGTGAACACCTCATCAATTTGTGCCGACTCAAGGCGAGTGCGGAGGCTCCTGCTCGGCTTGACCACAAACGGCGTTCGCAGTCGGTAGTGACCACCCTCCTCCAGCGCCCCATCCTTTCGCCGGCCCCAGTGCAGTGGCGGAACGACCATCGGGCCAAACCTCGGGCGCATCCCACGACGCACCATCTGCGCGTCAGCCAACAACTGCTGCGTCCAAGGCTTCAGCATCAGATGATTCACCGTGCGGTTATCACGCACCACCTTCTCGATTGAGAACGCGGCGTGCGGCTTGTCGTCGTCATCGATAATCAGGCACGCACCAACCAGTTTCCACGCCAGCGCAAACCCGAGCATCGAACACACACGCACGCTCCAGACATGATCGTCGAGCGTCTTCTTGGCCCAGCGGTTGACCATCTGTGGGATCCGCCTGGCGTAACGCTCAATGTGCTTGTCCAACTCCTTGGTATCTACCTTGCGCTCTTTGGCTACCCGCAAGTGAATGTCTGCGACCACACTCGAACCGATGGCGTAAGCAACCTTCGCAAGCGGAAGACCACGCGGAGATTGCATCGCCGCGCTCATTGCTTCGTGCAAGACGATTGCCGTTGTCGCCCGCGTGTCAGCCGCCGCCAGGACTGGACCATAAACCTGCCGACCCGCCCCGGCCCTGCCGAGTGAAATCGATGCCTTCAGGCTGCTGATGTCCGCCTTCAACGAATCAAACCATGCAGCGCACATCCGCTCTGCTGGCTGCAACTGCGCGCCCTCTCCGCGCTCGATGGCTTGCTGAGACATACGCTCATATCGCGATGCGCCTTCTTCCGCAGCCATCTGCTCCAACTCGATTTCGCGCGCCATCTGGGTTGCAGCCAGTAGCGGAACATGGAGGGTTGCCTTCACTGGC